TAGAAAAAATAGAACAGGATAGAGTTATCCCAAGAAGGATAAGGTTATACTGGAAGTCAGAAGGTGTTGTGGATTGGTCAGATGATAAAGAAGGAATGTGGTCTGTTTACGAGATACCTGAAAAGGAGCTTCAAAATAAGAAACTAGACGACAGGAAGATTCCGGCAAACACGCACATATTCTGTAACGGTATTGACCCGTATCGCTCTACGATAATATCAGGAAAGGGGTCTATGGCAGCGGCTTATGTATTTAAGAGATTAGACCCAAACGACCCAGAGAATACTGGAATGGCTGTTGCAGAATTCTATGGTAGACCGAGACAAAAGTCAATGCTACACGAGGAGATGTTAAAGGCTTGTGTTCTATGGGGAATGAAAGCTAATTACGAGAATGACGTAGGTGATGACTATGTTGACTATTTTAGGGATAGAGGATACTCGGAGTATCTATCTAAAACACCGCAAGCTGCGATAGACAGGAACAAGAAGAGGACAGGAAATGTAACATACGGAGTAGCTTCTAGAGACCCATTTGCCCTTGCTAGGCAATTAGAGACATGTATCAACTACATTGAAACTCATTGTCATAAGATATTTTACAGGGAACTACTAGAGGAGTTATTGAACTATGACCACGAGAATAGAACGCCTTTCGATAAGACTGTTGCTTTTATGATTTCCTTACTAGCAGGGGTTTCTGTAGAAATGAGAAAAGAAGAGATTAAGGTTCGCAAAGTGCCTATAAAATCTTATAAACTAAACCTTTAACTTTGCACAAATACATTTTAATGAACTTAGACGATAAAAAGATTCTAAACTTCCATTTGACTAATGGCGCATTGAAGCGTGAGGCCTCTGAAGGACTCAAGGTTGCAAAGATATTAGAAAAGGCATTTAACGAGGGATTCTTCTCTAGAAGGAATAAAAAGTTCATCAAGAACAGAGCTTTCTCTCGTGGCCGTCAGCCAATGAAAGAATACCTTGACTATCTAAATATTGATGGTAAAGAGGCTTTCGTTAACCTAGATATGAAGGCTCCGGCTATCGCCCCTAAGTTCATTCAGGTAATGATAGGCGGATTCATGAAGAGGGAAGAGAAGGTGAGAGCATCTGCCGTAGACCCTGTTTCTACAGAAAGAAAAAAGATAGAAAGAGAGAACGCTGAGTTCAGAATGAATCAGGGAGCTGAAGTAGCTCAAATGGAGCAGCAGTTCCAGGTTGAGTTAATGCCTAAAGGATTTACCCCTGAAGATGAAGATGAGTTAGAATTATTCTTCTCTGACTACCAAACTCCAGAAGAGATTATGTTTGAGCAAGGTGTGAGCTTTGTTCTACATCAGAATACATGGCCCGTAATTAAAAGGAAGCTACTTGAAGATTTAATTGAAGTTGGTATAGCAGGTACTAAAACGTATGTTGCTCCTAATGGTCAAGTAAAGATTAAGAGAGTTGTTCCTGAAAATATGATTTACTCATTTTCTGAGTATGATGATTTTAGAGACCTATCTTTTATCGGAGAGGTTGTTTCTAAAAAGATTGTAGAAATCAGAAACGAGTATCCTAATATGAGCGAAGATGAATTATTCAAACTAGCCAAAAGCGGTAAGAATAGAAACTCTTCTTTAGGTTGGCAAGAAAGATATAGATACGAAGTAGACAGACCTTATGATGATTGGACTGTTGAGGTTATTGACTTTGAGATTAGGACTATTGATTCTTTAATGTATCAAGCTAAAACTAATAAGTTTGGTAACCTAATCGTAGAAAGAAAAGATAAAAGACCTACAAAGGTTTCAGAGAATAAAGAATTGATTACCAAGGACATGTTCGTTATATACCATGGAGTATATGTGCTAGGAATGGATAAGATGTTGCATTGGGGTATTCAAAAGAATATGATTAAGCCTTCTGTTGTTAAAGAAATGGCAGACGCTTATTTCAGTTACTCTCTTTACATGTATGAGAATCTTGATTTAGAGAATATGCCAATACCTGAAAGAATGGAAACTTCTATTCGTCAGATGACATTGGCTCACTTGAAGATTCAGCAATTAGTTGCTAAAATGAGACCTCCAGGAGTAGCTGTTGATGTAGATGCTTTAACAGATATGGACTTAGGTCAAGGTAAGAGTTCAACCCCATTAGATGCTCAAGCGGTATATGACCAAACAGGCGTATTATACTACAAGAGCAAGAACGAGGAAGGTGAAAGGTCAAATGGTCTTCCATTCCAAGAACTTCCGAATAGTGGTGGTGCAGCTCAATTACAACAATTACAAGCTACTTATAATTTCTATTTAGATAGACTTAGAGCAGAGATAGGACTGAACGAGGTTGCGGAAGGTGCTTCAGTAAACCCAAGAATGGGTGTAGGTGTAGCACAAGCTCAAATAGCTGTATCTAATAACGCAACTGATTTCATATACGAAGGGTACTTATCTATATTTAATCAGACAGCATTTAAAGCAAGTCTTTTAATCTACGATGCTACAATGTACGGTGGAGAGCAGTACAGAGAGTATATGGGAGAATCTGTTAAGGATAAGAAGTTTGATATTAAGATTCAAGTTCTTCCTGATGAAAAGGATAAGCAGTATTTAGAAGCTATGATTCAGACAGCTTTATCTGCTCAACAAATAGAATTTGAAGATGCATTTAAAATAAGACATATAGAGAATGTTAAGTTGGCTGAAATGTACCTCACTAAGTCTAAGAAAAGAAGACAAAGAGAGCAGATGGAAATAGCTCAACAAAACTCTCAAATGAACGCACAAGCTCAACAGCAGTCTATTCAGGCTAAGGGTCAATCTGATGCTCAATTACAGCAGATGCAATCTCAATCAAAGGCTAGTCTTATTCAGATAGAAATGTCTATGAAAGCTGAAATGGCAGAGCAAGAGTTCGTTCAAAATATATTACTAAAATCATTTGAAACAGGAAGCACATTGAGTCCTGAATTAAGAATGATTGTTGATTCTTATATGGCTAAAAAACAAGCCAAAGAACAAGCTATTCAGCAACAACAAATGCAGCAGATGCAGGAAATGCAAGCTCAACAAATGGAAGGTCAAGATATGGAAGAAGAAATGCAGGGAGAGGAAATGGGACAAGAGATGGAAAGTGAAGAGCAGATGAATGAAGGAATGGCTGAATAGTTATACCTTTGCTAAAACAAAAGTAACATGGATAAAAACATCTTTGACATTGATGGCTATTCTAGTGAGCCTATGTCAGCAGAATCTATGACAGATAATGCTGAAGGTAGTCAAGAAACTAGTGGCACATCACAAGACCCAACACAAGGCGAAGGAGAAGGAAATCAAACCGCATCAACTGAAGGACAATCATTAGAAGGTCAATCTTCTGATGGACAAGAAGGCTCTACGAGCACAGAAGGAGATTCAGGAAGTTCGGTTGATTTTGAAACTAAGTCTTTTGAATTTGAATGGGATAATGAAGAATCTAGAGCTATTTATGAAAACCTCATAAGTGGAGATTATGCTTCAGTATCCGATATGCTTTATGAGCAGAAGCTGCTATCTAATCTATCAGAAATGAATGATTCAGATGCAGTGATGATGGCATTAGCATATCAGTATCCAGATTTAACTCCAGAAGAAATTTACGAGGAGTTTGATTCTAGATACGGTGTACCTAAAGAGGACACAGAATATATGAGCGAAGACGAGCTTTCTGCTTACAATAAAAAAGTAGAGAAGGAATCTAAGCGAATAGAAAGAGAACTTAAAAAAGATGCTAGAGTTGCTAAAGAAACGCTTTCTTCATATAAGAAAGAAATTAGCTTCCCTGACATTCTATCGAAGGCAAAAGAGTTTGCTTCGGTAGTAGACCCAAAGGAGTATGTAAATCAATATATTCAATCTGAGCAAACTAAGTCAGAACAGACTGCGAAAGCTGAGAGAGAAAAGTACCTATCACAAGTTGATAAAGGGCTAAACGAGTTTAATGGATTTGAAGTTAAGTACAAAGACGAGGAAGTCTCTATTGACGCCAAATTCTCTATCCCTGATGAGGATAAGACTGCATTAAAGCAGGAGTTAAACGACTTTGACCTTGTTGACTATTTCGGTAACAGATACGTCAAGGATGACCAATATGATACCAGACAGATTGCAGAAGATAAATACTTCTTGCAAAATAGAGATAAGATAATTAACTCTCTTGTAACACAGGCTGTATCTAAGGCTAAGTTAGATTGGTTAAAATCAATAAAAGGAATAGACCTATCATCTAAACCTAGCATTGGAGCTAACCCAGCAGCGAATGATGAAGTGAGAAATGCGTCTCAAAAAATCTTTAATTTTTAATAAATAAAATAATTTAAAATGGCAGTAGCACAACCAGGTGGAGTAGTTCCTCAAGGTGGAGCAGTATCGCAAGCGTTCGTAACCGCATTGTCTTTATTGAAGCCACAGAACTATGACCAATTTATTGAGGCTTATGGCGCTCAATCTTACACTCAAATCCTAGAAATGCTAGGTAACAAACAAGTAGTACAAGCTACAGAATTCGGTCACTATGAAAGTCGTGGTAAGCGTCATTTCGCTGTACAGACTACAGGTGCTCCGGCAGAAACTGCAGCTTATTCTGATGCAGATACTACTATCGAAGCAGGCGAAGGTGTTACAATCACTATTACTGCAGCTTCTCACTTCCCTAACACATCAGGTGCAGAGTCTCCAATCCGTGTAGGTGAAGTTTATGAAATCGCAGCAACAGGTATTTTAGTAAAATGCGTAGCTGTTAATAAGGGTACTGCAGGTGCTCACACTATGACAGTTGTTCCTTTACAAAGCACTTACGTTCTTAACTCAACTAACTTACCTTCAGGTAGCTGGTTATTAGGCCGTGGCGCATCTCTTTCTGGTGAGGCTTCAACTAAAGTTGATTCTCAAACAGAATTAGTGAATCGTTACACTAACACGACTACTATGATTCGTGAAGATTTCGAAATCACTGACAAGGCTATGATGCAAGAGCTTTGGGTTAGCTTTGATGGCGAAGCGAAATATACTCGTAAAGGTGCTAAAGAAGCGGTTAATCGTTTCTTAAACAACAAAGAGTTTACTTTACTTTTCGGTGTTCAAGCAACTAACAGCCGTGCAGGCGATAACGGTACTAGCGGTCTTATCCCTACTATCGAGTCTCGTGGTCAAACTCATCAGTGGAATTCTGATAGCGTATTCGATATCGAAGATTTCCATGCAATTAGCCGTTTAGTAGACTTCAACGGTGGTGCTTCTGAGTATCACTTCTTGATGGATAGCTACTTACGTAGTAAGATTGACGATGCGTTATTCGCTAAATACCAAAATGGTGCAATCCAGTGGGCTGCAGTAGGTGGTAGCAATGATGTAGCTGTTAAGTATGGTTTTGATAGCATCAAGATTGATGGTATTACTTACCACCTTAAGAAGTTCTTAGGATTCAACGCTGAAGCTGTATACGGTGTAGCTCCTGCTACAGAGAAGTATAAGAACTTCGGTATCTTGGCTCCTATGAAATCTAACAGAGATGCTCGTACAGGCGACAACATCCCTAGCTTACAAGTTGTTTACAACGAAATTGAGCCAGGTAAAGAGTTGAAAGTATGGGAAACTGGTGGTCTTGCTAAAGTTCCAACTTCTGATAAGTTGAACTTAGTTATCAGCCACGCTTGCTCTGCAGGTCTTCGTACATTCGCAGCTAACCAATTCGTAGTTGTGAAGCCATAATTGATTACTAATCAATAGGTTAAATATAAGGGCTCTAGTTAATTCTAGGGCCCTTTTTTTGTTCATAAATTTGCTGAAATAGTAGCTATGAGAAAAGTGTTAAGTAAGTTTAAGGACAAGAATAGTATAAATTTCATAGAAGAGGTGATAGCTACTTGTAAGCTGTATGGTGTAAAATGTAGTATAAGAGACGTATCATATGTAAAGCTAGGTGGATTCAAATGTGGAGGATGGTTTGACGGAGAAGATAGAGAGTTAGTATGTAGTATGAAACATGATAAAGGACTAGCTTTATTAGCTCATGAATTCTCACACTTTCATCAGTGGGCAGAAAATAGCGATATATGGGATTTAGCTGCAAGAAAGAATTCTCACTCAGCAATGCACGAATGGATAGAAGGGAAGCAAATTAGAGACATTAAAAAGCACATAGCAATATGTAGAGACCTTGAGGTTGATGCCGAAAAAAGGGCCGTTAAAATGATAAAGAAGTACAATCTTCCTATAGACGTAGACGAGTATATTAGAGGAGCTAATGCTTACATATATTTCTACAACTACATACTTAATATCAGGAGATGGAGCACTCCAAAAAATAGCCCTTATAGAAATAAGATATTAATAGCTAGTATGCCAAAGACCTTTATGAAGGACTACTCTGTTCTACCTGACAGGCTACTCAAGGTATATCAAGAACAAGGTATATAGTACAAAATACATACCTTTGCTAAAACAAAAGAAATAAAATGGCAAAAGCTAAAAGTATTCTATCTGAAGATGGTGAAATCATCGAAGTAGAACAGCCTGTTGTTAAACAAGAGGTTAAGAAAAAAAGACAACCTTCGGAGTATGTATTCCAGTTGTTAGTAAATTTCAGAAATCAAGACGGAACCTTATCATTCCCTCCAACATTTGCTCTTAGAAATAAAAGCGTAGTGTTTGATGAGGAAACAGGTAGAGAAAGAGCTACAAGATACCTTGAGGGTATTTCTACTATCTGGCAAGATGAACAGGATTCGTTACCTGAAAGCATTCAAAACAGAAGACCTAACATTCAGTTTAAAGATGGATTCTTGAGAGTTCCTTCTACAAAGCCTACATTGGTAGAGTTCTTATTAAAGAATGACCAATACGATAAGAAGAAGAACAAAATGGACAAGTTCGCTCCTGCAACCTACACAATGATTAATTATGAGGAAGCAGAAGAAGAACAACTTAAGAAGTCTGAAAACAAGCTAGAAGCAATGAAAGTTGCAATGAACGCTAGTGAAGAAGAGATGTTAGCTCACGCTAAATTCTTGAATGTTAAGTTTAGTTATGAAACAGGAGAGCCAAGGTCTGAAAGTGCAATTAGGTCTGATTATGTGACTAAAGCACAGAACAACCCTGATTTATTCTTAAAGACTGTAAATAATCCTGTAGTAAAAGCTAAGTACATGGTAACTAAGGCTATGGAGAATAACCTTATTACTATTGCACATATCAAGGGTCAGGCACATTGGAGACAAACAAAACTCCTTATTGCCCAGATTCCTGACGGAGCAGATGCAGCTAAATTCCTATCAGAATTTGCCCTTACAGAAAAGGGAGCAGAGTTCTATAACAAATTGAAAGAGTTATCTTAAAATAGGTTTTTGTTTCATTTGCTTTTGGTTTACCCCTCTACTATTCTTAGTTGGAGGGGTTTCTTTTTATATGCTTAACTTTGTACAAATTTGACACGTGAATATAAATGACTGCTTTAAAATTGTAGCCTATCTAGTAGATAAGTATCAAGGAACAGGCGTATCTCCAGAGGACTTTAATAGGATATTTCCTATGGCAGAAAGGTCTTATTTTGATATGCTTGCAGGTGGTGTTGAGGATTTTCAACCAGGAAGACCAATATCTAGAATAGGCTTAGGAATGGGTAATAATGTAAATGAGGCATTATCTGCATTTATACAGACATCTACCCTAACTATAACTTCAGGAAGTGCCAATGTTCCTGCTAACCTATTTAAGGCTATATCAATGAGAACAACAGGAAATGTTGATATACCTAGAATAGACCACTCAAAACTTGCTAGTAAATTAAATAGCTCAATAGATGCTCCAACTTTAACAAAGCCATGCTTTAATGAGGTTGGTTCTACTTATAAGTTTTATCCTACAACATTAACAACAGCTAATCTAACATTTCTTAGATTGCCAACTCCTCCTGTTTGGGGATACACAACAGTGTCAGGAAGACCTGTTTATGATGCCGGAACTAGTACGCAGTCAGAGTGGAATGACGCAGATTTAAATAAGATAATAATGAGAGCTGTTGGTCTAATTGGCGTAAGCATTAATGACCAATTAATCATACAGGCTGCAAATCAAGTTAAAGCTAAAGGAGAATAACGCATGAATAGAAGTCAATTTATAGAATTAGTAAGAAGGAATTACTACAATGGTATTCCTAGTTCCGATGCAGAATTAACACCGGAAGAAGTTGATTTGTATGTAGATGCTGCCGTAGGTAGAGCTGTTACAATAAACTATAGAGAAGCTATTGAGTTAGATGGTATTGAAACTATTGGAGATGTATTCTATTCTACATTCAAAGGTTTTACAATAGCTAAAGATAACGATACTGGGTATTATTACTTTGATTTACCTCAAGCACCATTAGCGTCAAAAAGAGGTTACAATATAGCAACATTAACTTTTCCTGTTAGCTCAGGATTAGCTAAAGCTCCAATCCAAGTATCTGTTAAAGAACTTGATTATATGGACCAATTACCTACGCCTCCAAGTAAGATATTCTTCTGGCCTGAAGGTAAAAGATTATACATGAAGAGCTACATTAACTTAATAGGCAAAGCTCCTATTGTAAGAATGGTTAGCCCTAAAATAGATGAGATACCTGAAGATTATATTGCTTCAGCTATGGATTGGATTATGGGTCAATTAAGAATTAAAAAACAAACACCTCAAGATTTAGCTAATGATGGTGTTGATAAAGCGTAATAAATTATGAGTAAAGCAACAGCACAATGGGTTCCGTTAGCAGAGGTTATATATAACTATATAGACCAGGCTCATCTAACTAGTGCAGAGTTTAGAAGACTTTGGGCTCTAGGAATTAGAGGTGTTAATGAGTTAGGAATGGATGTGTTCTATACTCCTAAAACAGAGAAGTTAGTAGTTAAGCCAAACAAAACTGTTGAGTTACCTGCTGATTATTTAGCATATACTAAAATAGGTGTACTAAATGCAGATGGAGAAGTTGCTACTTTAAAAAGAAATCCAAATAAGACGGCCTACAAGATAGCTGATGCAGATAGAACTAGTAACAATACAGATGAAGGAATAGGTGATGCTTATGATAGCAGATTCTGGAGTTATGTAAACTATTACAGCGGAGCAGGTTATGTTAACTTATTCGGTAATGGCTCTATGCTAAATGATGCAGGGGAGTTTAATATAGATGAAGAGCAGGGTTATATCTACCTAGATAACGACTTTGCTTATGATTATATTATATTAGAGTATCTATCAGATGCTTCTAATGACCAAGATTTTAAAATACCAATTCAGATAGTAGAAGCTACTATTGCTTTTTTAGCATGGAAAGATATAGAGTTTCTTGCTTCTTCTAGAAAAGTTAATATGGGAGAAAAGCAGCTTAGAAAGAGCAACTACTATAATCAAAAGAGATTAGCTAAACAAAGAGTTAACCCAATAAGACTTTGGGAAGCTAATAGCACTATAAGAGCAGGACAGAAATTGGTTGTTAAAGGATAAAAAAAATAATAAATGCCTCAAGAGAAAAAGCAGTTTCAGGGTATACTAAATCTTCAAGATTCAGAAGATATAATACAGCCAGGTCATCATATTGATGCCATGAATATAACCTTCAGAAATGGAATAGCTGAAAATATACTTGGTAATAGAGAGTTAGGTAGCTTATCATTATTACTTCCAAGTACTGGGACTAACGTATGTATATGCGCTTACAATGACGAGTTAAGAGGTAAGCTGATTATATTCAATGCAAACTCATTAGGGTACGACGGAATATATAAAGTATCCACTTTGTTTGGAGCTTCTGCAACTAGAATATATCAAGCAGGAACAGCATCGTATCCAAATATATTAAACTTTTTTAATTCAAATAACAAAATTCATTCAGTAAATATACTGTACGGTGAGACGGAGGATGAAGATATACTATTATTCATAGACACTTTAGGAAGACCTACTAAAATGAAGATGTCAAGATTCATAGCAAATGAATACTCTGCATCTGAAATAAACAGAACATACATAGATGTTCATGTTAATCCCCCTATGTCTCCTATAAAATGTACATACGAGCATGATAATGCAGTTACCGCAAATAACGTAAGGGACTCATTATTCCAATTTAGATACAGATTTGTTTACGATGATAACGAGAGGAGTACATGGTCTCAAGCAAGTATCACGCCACTTCCTTTTGATTACCTAAAACAGCAGGGGACAAAGAATAATTCAAGAATTGCTTTATTCATGTCAACAGGTGGAAGTAATGTAAAGAAGATAGAAATCGCAGCAAAGGAAACAAAGGGAGAAGTTACTTCTGATTATTTTCTAGTTGACTCTATAGACAAGTCAATATCTTCATTATCAGATAATTCGGTTTATAAATACAACTTCTATAATAATGGAGTTTATGAATTTTTAGACCAAAGAGAGATAGATTTAGTATTCGATAAAGTTCCAGACGAGGCTAATACCCAGGAATTATTGAATGGCAACGTAATTATATACGGAGGTATTAAGGAAGGATATGATAATCCAACTGTAACAGGTTCATTATCATCTGAATTGAATAACTATCTAACTCAACCAAATGGCCTTTTGTTTGTAGCTTCTTCAAGAGGAGAAGATAGTTCTAATACAGCAGGTAATATTGTATTAACGATAGCTGGAACAGGAACTTTAGATGTAAATAATAATACATCTATTTTAGATTCAGTAAATGCGACAGGCCATACGTACATAATAAACATGGTAGACTCTTTAGGAGCTGCAGTTAATATTACATACGACGCAACATCTCAAACAGTAGATACGATACTAGCAGGGATAGGAACAGCAGCTACAGGTTTAGGTTTTACCGTATCTTCAATATCTAATCACTCAATTACTATATCTAAATCAGGAGTTAAGTTATTGGGCTCTTCGTTTAGGGCAAATAATCAAAACATAGTCGCTGACTCATTTAATGTTTATAGCGAATTAGCTAAGAACTCGTTCTACTCTTTTGGATTGGTTTACTTCGATGTAAAAGGTAAAACAAATGGAGTTGTATATCCTATTCAAGCATTTGATAAGAGTACTAGCGAATATGCTTCATTCCCTCCGCTTCTATATGATTACATAGTAAATTATGTAAAACTATCAATAACTAGCAGACCGCCATCATGGGCTGTTAAGTACTCCGTTGTAAGAAGCGATAATAAAACAATAGATAAGCAAATAACTTGGGTTACTAATGATGTAGCGACAGGTTCTTCGGATTCTGCTATTTCATCAGATTCGTTAGTAACCTATGTTGGAATACAGAACATGGGTGTATATAATGAGATACTTAATTCAGAAAGTGGGATAAACTACGACTTTGTAGAAGGGGATAGAGTTAAGTTCGTATCAAGATACCAAACAGGAACATTTAACGACCTTAAAGCTGCATATGCTTCTGGTACGTACGATTATGAGATTATAGGAACAGAAATCAATCCTAAAATAGGAGGGAAAGCTAGAGAAGGAAAGTATTTGAAATTAAGATACTCTGACTTGTCTAGTGATATATCTACTCAATTCAAGGTTGATGGTAGCATGTTTTTTGGTAACTACTTGATTGTAATCTATAGACAAAAGAAAAGGTCTTCAAGTGATAAAACATTCTTTTATGAATTTGGGCCTAGTTTAGGCATAGGTGATGCCGGACTTGCTACAAGATACCACATTGGTAATGGTCAGGCATCTGATGATAATAATGGTAACCAATCAACAAATTTAACATATCCTGCATTAGTAAAATTCCATGCAGGTGATTGCTATACAAAATACAGGAATAATATACCTATTGTACTTGGTAAGTACGATGGTTCATTAACTTCATATAGTCACTCTGTAAGTGCAGGAGACGTATATTCTACAATGAAAATGAGTATGCCTAGTCAAGATAATGCATCATTTAGAGTAAGCTCTCAAACAGAGCAACTATCTAATGGATATGCGCTAGGAGATTATCCGTTATACGCAAATGACGCAGGTTTCTTCTTTTATAATAAATCTACAACTGAAGAGTTAAAGATAAGGATTAGAGGAACGTTTAGAGCTTACGGAACTAAAACTTCATATATGAAATTAGTTCTTAAAAAAGTTCCATCATTAGCTCCTCTTGCTGTTACTACAACAGACTTAACGGATGTTGTAGATATATCAAACGCCCCTGTTGCTTCAGGAAGTCCAGGAGCGCCTGTTGAGGTTCAATTTGATAAGGTTATATCAGTTAGACAAACAGATAAGATTTCATTAATGGCAGAAGGTACAGTTTTTGCACAATCTGTTGTTTTATTCTCTGAATTCAGTATTGAGGTTTATAGAAATGTAGAAAAAATACACGTTACCGAAGAATTAGTATCAGACTCTAGTAGACTATACTTTAGCGGAAATGGTAGACCTTTCCTTTTTGATAGAACTGCAAAAAGAGGATACTATGGTAGCTTGGTTAGATATGGCCAAAACTTTATAGCAGGAAGCTCAGTAAACGACACAAACAGATTCTACGATAGTAATCAAGATGAATATGACTTACAATACGGAGATATTGAAAGATTTAAGTCTAGAGATAAGTCACTTAGGGTTTTCCAACAAAGAAACACTGGGGCTGTTCCTGTATTCCAATCATTGATTCAGGATACATCAGGTTCTAGCCTTATAGCTCAAAGTGACAAGATATTGAACAAGATTCAGTACTACTCTGGTAATTATGGGATAGGTAATCAGCCATGCTCATTAGCATCATCTTCTTTCGTAGACTACTTTGTAGACACTGTTAACGGTGCTATAGTAAGAGTTAGTTTAGATGGGATTACTGCATTAAGTAAAACATACAAGCTAGATGATTGGGCTGTAAGTAAGTTATCTAAATACTATAAGTTTGGATACAAAGACGTTGTATTTGGAGCTTACGATAAATTGAATAACAATTATATAGTCCACCTTCAGTCTGTGGCTAATATAGAGCCAGACCTGGCAATAACAGACACGTACACATTATCTTTCAATGAGCAAACAAACTCATTTGTTAGTTTTTACAGCTATTATCCTGAAGCTATGGTATTCTCTAACGGAGGATTCTATAGCATGAAATCAGGTAAGGCGTATATTCATGATGTAATCACAGCTGGCTCAAGGGCATCATTCTACGGAGTAGCCGGAGCTTGTTATATTCAGTGTGTATTCAATTCTTCTAGAGACGCTAAAAAGAGATTTAACGCTCTTACTTATCTAGGAGACGGAAGTTGGGAGGTTGTTTCAAATACATCTATAGGACAAGATAGCTCTCTAATAGAGGCCGATTTCAGGAATGTAGAAGACAAGAAGCACGCAACTATGCTGAGAGACTCAAATAGTCCAGGAGGATTGATTAATGGTGACGTATTAAAGGGAGATTGGATTAAGGTAAAACTATCAGCGAAATCACCACAAAATAAAGTAAATTTGCATTTAGTAGAAGTAAACTTGTTAATACAAAATAGATAATTATGGCAGCAGGAGCAGGAATAGGAACAGCAATAGGCTTAGGTACAGCATTAATAGGCGGTATTAAAGCTAAAAAAGTAAGGAAAGACATTGAGGGAACTATGGCTAATAGGCCAGGTTTATCAACTCCGGCTGCATTATCTAAAATGGTAGCAACTGCGGAGTCTAGAGAAGGTATGGGTATATCCGATGCCGCTAAGAATTTAGCTCAAACAAGTGCTGCTCAAGGAATGTCTACAGGCATATCTGCTTTAACAAAAGGCGGAAGAGGTGCTTTGGCTTCAGGTGCAACAAGCTTAATTAGGAGCCAACAAGACGCTGCTAATCAAATGGCTCTGCAAGACGAGGCTGCTAGACAGAGAAATTTAGGTGCAGCTCAACAAGCTAGAAGTATGATGGCTCAGAATCAAATGGCAATACAAAAAGATAGACAAGAAGCATATCAAGAAAAGCTTTCTTTTTTAAATCAGAGATACAATCAAATGCAAGGACTAGCTAGTCAAGGACTAGGTATAGCAGGAACACAGGCTGCCAAAATGGAAAAGAATCCATTAGCAGGAGTTGGAAAAGCAATAACTGGATTATTCAAGAAAAAACCAGCAACACCATAAAACCAAAAAGAGACAATGGCAGCATTTAAATTTAATTTACAACAGGTTGATATTTTAGGTGCCTATGATAGGTATACTAAAGAACTAGAAGAACAGAAAAAAGAAGAGTTGTATGATAACAAACTAGTAGACCAACAGGTCGACGACTTTAATAGATATTATAATCCAAAGTCTATTAGAGAGAATGATTTGCCACTATTACAATCTTCTTTTAAAAGCTACGAAACGGCTGCTAAAGCTTTATTTAAAGCTAGAAGAATGGGAAATGTAGATGAGATAAACAAGAATAGAGATACGATGCAGAAGGCTGTTGCTGATATGGGTGATGTGTATAATAAATCTGTTATCGCTAAAAAGGTAGCTGCTGATATGTCTGTGTTAAAAGACCAAGAAAGAAAAGGCCTAATTGTTATAGACGATAATAATTATAAAAATTACTTCAATTTATTTACAGCAGGAAATTTGAGTGATATAGAAAGTACTGTTGGTAAGCCTGATACATGGGCTAATGTGATGACAGGAGTAGAGTATAATAATAATAAGTTCAATGAAAGTCTCGGTAAAACAATAACAGCGTTTAATTCAAATAAGAATAACTATATAACAAGCACAGCTCCAGTAGAGTACCAAACACAGAAATTAACAAACGGAGACGATTTTAAGATTCCTGTTTTCGAGAAGACTCCGGACTACAACAAGGCTCTTCAACTTGCTATGGTTCAACCTGAATCAATGAAGAAAAAGATATTTCAACAATTTAATGCAGATTTAGCTCAAGGCGGAACAGTTAGTGACATAGCTAGATTAAAGCAAAATAAAATAGCTGCAATATTTAAAAAGACACCTGACCAATTAACAGCAGATGACCTACTTGCATATTCTATAGCAGGAGACCCTAGAAAAGAAGCGGACTTCAAACAAGGAAAGGAAACGTGGAAAATAAATATGGAAGAAAGGCAGTTTGAATACAAGAAAAAGCTAGATGAAGAGAAACTAAAGATAGCAAAAATGAGAGCAGCTAATAAAGGTAAAGGTGGTTCAGGCAAAGTAACGGCAATGGAAATCACGTTACTTAAGAATTACTATGACTCTTCTAAAGGGGATTTTACTAATACTGGAGGTCAAAACCTTACCAATGATGTTAAATTCCAAGAATTCTTAAACGCTGTAGACCCTAAGATAATTGGATTTATACATAAGGCGGCTCCTGGGACTAAAACGTCACTAAAAGAAATGAACAGGGTTCTTTATGGTTACATGAAAAATCCGCAAAGCCTATACGGAGCAATGCAAAATTAGAGGAACTCCTTAGTATAAAATTGGTTAGCTTTGCATATTACTGTAAAGCTAATTTTTTATGGCAGATACCCAGAATGATAATCAAGGGCAGCAACCTACAGGTGGCTCACCAATAGGACCACCACAGCCAATAAGAGTTCCAAATGTTGGGCTAATAAGACGTATTTTCGATAGAGGGATTCAAGATGGAACTATTCAATCAGGACCTGTTAGTCCTGCTAGAAAGGTTCAACCATTATTAATGGGAAATACATCAGAGGCTCAACCTAAACCACTTTCTTTGCAAGGTGCCGGAATGGAGAAGCCAAGAAAAGCAATAGTTCAACCAAAACCAAAATTAGTTGGTAAGGTAGAAAAAGGCGCTCCTGTACAGGCAATAGCTGTACCTGAAGTTAGCGATATACAATCATTTGCTCCTCAAAGAAAATTAACAGAAGCTGAGATAGAGCAGAATAGAGAAAAGTATGTTCCTGAAGCTATAGAAAACACAATAATCATAGCAAGAAATAGCGCGTCAGATAAGACGTATTTTGACAATTTCGTTGCCCCTAATTTAAGAAAAACACTATCTGAAGATATTAAATCAGGAGAGCTTGATGCAGGGTTAAATAAAGATAGATACCCTGTAGTAACAAGGAGGGTAGATGGTATAATTGAGAATATATTATCAGGAGTAAAAGATTCATATAACTTTAGAAAGGGCTTAGATGAATACCCTAGATTAGATGAAGAAGGTAAAATACAGTTTCTTTCAGGCAAAAGTACATTTAGGATACCTACATTATCTCAAGTTGGTTCCCCAACAAAATACTTGTACTCTGGTCAGACAACGCAAGAGTATCAAGGGGCTGTCCCTACAGAAAGGGGCACAGTAGGTGAAGTAGCTTACGGTTTAGGCGGAGTTCTTCCGGACATTGGAGCGGGCCTTGTAGCAGCTCCAATGAATCTATTAGTTCCAGGAGCTAGTTTACTTACAGTAGGTGCTGTGCAAGGTAGAGTTGGGGCGATAAATGCAGCTCAACAGGCATTTCAGGTAGCTAAAGCAAACGGATTAGATGATAAGGAAGCATTGCAGATTGCAAATAAAGCGGAAAAAACAGGTGCTATAACAGGAACATTAGAAGGTGTTGCCAGTCAGTTCTTTGGTACTAAAATCCTTAAAGCATTTGCTGCCCCTGCTGCTAATAAAGCATTGACAGGGTTCGTTAGTCAAGCTAAACAATTCCTTAAAGGAGCAGTTACGACTACAGGAAAATCAGCAGCTGCTTTAGCTTCAGATATGGGAGTCGCAGGAACAATGGAAATAGTAAGACAAGAAGGTCTTGCAGACCAAAATTTAGAAAATCCAAATAGAAATAAAGAGATTTTAGATAATGTGAGAATGGAAGGCTCTGTTGCTTTAGCATTTGCTATCGTTGGTAAATTAACTAAAGTTCCTAAATACCTTCAATCTTATGCAACTAGTACGCTAGCTGCATTAGACCCAAATGATTTAGTTGACTATGCAACTGAAATGGAGGTAACAGGACAAGCTCCGGCTGGATTTGCAAATACTGTTAGAGATGAGGTAAAGAGATATAATGATGCAAAGGATGCAGCAGGTGGTGTTGCAGACCCAGAGATAGAGCCAACGGTTGTTGGTTTGATAATCAAGAAGAAGAATCTTCAAGAAAAATTAAAAGCTGCTGATGATACAATTAAGCCTCAAATACAAGCAGAAATAGATGAATTAAATACAAGAATTACTACTACACTTGATACGAAAGTCCCTCAAGAAGTAGATGATAAAACACAATCTAAAATAGAACAAGATGCCACTAAAGAAATCGAGCAAGTCTCTACCGTACAAGAAGGCGGTACAGCAGAACCTACGGGAGCTATTCCTGGACAACAAGAAGTCGGGCAAGGAGAAGGGAGCCAACGGCAAGCCACGGAGCAGGGCGCAAATATTGGCGATAGCAATATCGGCGGCCAAGCGGAAGTAGCCCCTACACAAGAGAAGACAAAAAGAGCAGGAGATTCTATCAGGGCGTTTAAAATAGAACAAGCTGCGGGTACTTTAGATACCAACATCTTTGGTATACCTATTGCAATATACAATGGAGTTCTAGAGACCGCAGCAACAGCCACTGATTTAGGTGCTGATGTAGTAGCTGCTGTTAGAAAGTATTTAGCAGAACAGAATCCTGATGATATAGCAGGTATAGATGAGAATGCATTAATAGATGACGTCACTTCTAAACTTCCTAAAAAAGAAAAACCGATTATTACAGAAGATGATGTAATTAACTATGAAGCTACTTCTGAAGAAAGAAATAATCAAGAAAAGAAAGCGTCTAGAACTGTTAATAAAACAGTATGGAGAAAATTATTAAAGGCTGTTGATGATAATCAGGTTAACGTAATAAAAGAACTTAAAAAGACAGGTAAGTTTTCTGACTTATTGGTTTCTGCACTAGAAGCCATTAGGCATACTTCAACAGATTCTAATGAAAGGATAAACGCATTTAATAAGAATGTATATGATGGATTAAGCGATAAGCCTACAATTCAATTAGGAAACTCTCAGTTTAGCGAGAAAGGATTACTTGAAGCTGTTATTAAAGCAAAAAGATTAATAGAAATTCAAAGAATGCTAGGCGATAAGTTCAATAGGTTTCAACAATTTGATTCTGAATACAATACCGCATTGGCAGAGTATGAAGCAATAGATGAAGCTACAGCAAAAAATAAAAAGAAGCTAGATAAGGTAGCTGAAAAGATAAACGAATTAAATAAGAGAATCATATCAGCCAATTTAGATGAAAATAATCAAGAAGATTTTGATAAGCTAGTTGAACTTGTTAGAGACCAGCATGATAAAGCTGATGCTATAATGGCTGAGATGGAATCTATATCTGAAAAAAACAAGATAGCTGTCGCAAAGATAAGAGAGACTAGAAACAGGAGACAGGCAGCCCTAGAGTATATAGCAGACAGAGGAGTATTGTCACAAAATCAAGACGGAACATACGCTTTAGGTAATTATAAAATGGGAGCCATAAGAGAAGGTATTCCATATACCGCAAATGAAGCTCAAGCATTTTTAAATGCAGCTTCTAAATCAGATAAGTTCGGTGATATTGATGCTAGGTCAGAAGAAGCGTTCTCTGCATTTAAATCAATATTAGATGAGCAATATGATGCAGGATTAATATCTCAAGAACAATATGATGATTTATCTAAATATAAGTACGTTCCGATTAGATATATATCAAGTGTATTAATGGATGGCAATAGCGCATTTATGAAAAGTAGAGGCGGAGCTAATATAAAATCACTAACAGGAGGTTCTGATGGCTCTCAAATAACAGACTATTCTACTTTATTCAATATATACGCTACAACTGCTCTCAAGAATATAGCTACAAATAAAACACTTCAGTTGCTAGAACAAGCTATTAAGTCAGACCTTCCTACAATGAAGTCTACTAATATATATAATCAAGATATAGTAGTAAAATTAGCGGAAACTGAAAAGAAAAAAGACGGAACAGATAAAACTGATAAATTTGGTAATAAGGTGTACGCAAAGCCAAAAGAAGGATTTACAAATATCAAAGTTTACAATAAAGACGGCGTAACAATGTTATCTGCTCCTACATGGTTTGCAGATGAGTTTTACGGAAACTCAGAATATAATAGGACATTAAGCATGTTATCTTCGGTGCTTGGAGTTAACTTACTTAGGAAATCTGTTACTATTGCAAACCCTGCATTTGGTATGGCACAGTTAGTAACACTAGACCCTATCCAGGCTATACTAACAGCTAAAGGTTTTAATCCAATACTTCCTGTTGCTTATGCAGAAGTAGTAGCTCAATGGCCTTCTGTTTACAAGAGTATAAATAGGAAGGATGCTATTTATAAAGAAGCTGTTAAGAATGGAGTATTTGGTGACATGGCTGCGAGGTCTGGAATAGACAAATTCTATGATAATGCAATATTTACAGGAATAAAATATATAGATGATAAAGTGTCTGACAAGAATTTATTTGAAAAAGTTTTATTTGGCGCTGACATATCTAGGATTCCTGGCATAAAACAATCTTTACAATATGGAGAATCTATTGTTGGTACTTCAGAAAAAATGACAAGGCTTATAGTTTATAAGAAGTCTAAGAAATATTTCATGGATAAGGGCTACTCTGCAGAAGAAGCAGGTCAATTAGCGGCATCTGAAGCTAGGAATACTGCAAATTTCTCTAGAGCAGGAGATATTATAAAACAAGCTAACCATGTAATTCCATACCTATCTGCGGCATACGCTACTAAAAGAGCTGTTGTTAAGTCGTTCAAGAGAGACCCTCTAAAAGCATCTTTAGTAGTATCTCAAATGGCGCTTGGTGGTTTAGCTGCAACACTATGGTCAGCCGGATTGATTTTTAGTGACGAAAAAGAGAAAGAGTATTGGGGCGAAATGTACAAGGCTCTTCCTGATTATTACAAGAAGAATTACGTTGTAATAAGAAACCCTTCTCATAACGTAGGGGATGATATTACAAATGCATTCATTAGAATACCTCTTCCATTTGGGGCAAAAGAAATGTACAGTGGTGTTATGAGTGCTAGTATGGGAGAGTATATGGATGAAGAAACAACTACAAAAGAAGCTATCGTATCTTCAATATTATCTACACTTGACATGGTTGGACTAGAAGATGTATCACTTCCTCCGGCATTAAGTGCTATGGTTAAGTATAAATTAAACATAGACCCTTATACAGGGAATAAGATAGTTTATGACGAGTCAACAGGAGACTACAAATACCTTGAAGAGAAACAAGGAACGCTGCCTATGATTCAAGCAGCAGCACAGAAAACTAAAGCATTCTCTGCTCCTAGATTACAGTCTGCTATAGAATCATTTACTGGGAAATTCGATAGAAATCCTATAACTCAAATAATAACAAACTCGCTAAACTCTATATATGAAGCAGCTGCAAGAAAGGATAACTCTATTATTAAGTCAATAAAAGATGACCCAAATAAATTAATAGAAGCTCCCTTATCATCTGTTTCAAGTAGATTCTACGCAACACCTACGAAGTATTATCAAAATAAATTCGTAAGTATTCTAACCGATTATATTTACTCTAAACTTACTAGCGATTTTAATCCAACATTGTACGATAAGGCTACCGAAAGAATGAAAGAACTAGGACTAGCAGGTATGGCATCTAATGACCAGTTGGAATTCTTTGTTAAGGATGCTGAAAAATTCCTAAAAGACGTAGAGAGAGACCTTGGTAAAAAAGAGGCTTTGAAATATGAGAGAAAATTGAAAGATGCTAGAATAGGTAGTATTAAAGACCTTCTTAAGTTAAATATAATAGAAGATGACTCTTTAAAAAAATTATCAAAAGAAGGAACCCCCGTTATAAAAGGAAGAGCTGCTTATGATATACTAAAAGGACTTGATAAAGAAGAAAACAGAAAATTCCTAGTAGCAACAGCATTAAAAGCAACAGAAGAATGGAATACCCCTCAAATGAAAGAAGGATATATCGAAAGGGGATTAGAGGATATGTTCGGCACAGATTATAGAGAGAAGTTTAAAAATACTTTAAAGGGGAGCAGGTCGATTGCCATAGATGATATGTACAGAGCTTCAAAAGAATTTAATACTGATTCCAAAGAAGTAAAGGATAAGAAGCTAGGATTTATAAATTTAATGAAATTCTATATCGATAGTAGAAATCCGGATGCTTCAGGAATAAAAGGAGATAACATAACAGACTCTCTATTTGGCTTCTACTACCCTCGGAAGTAAAAATAGCTTAAATTTGCATAAAATAATAACTTATGCCTTTTGAAGCAATAATAACACCGTCTCAAGGCTCAAACTGTGCTAGATTTACGGTTGCCGATACTTCTACATACACAGTAGAAGCAAAGGGGACATTCACATCTAGAAAGCTAACCTTACAGAAATCAGATGGTTCTTACGTAACCGTAGGTACTACTGTTTATAATGAATATGTATGGCCATATGCTGCCGGAGATTCTATTGAAATTACCGGTCTTACATGGGATTTAGCTATTACAGCTGTACTTCAATTAACATCAAGCTCCCCTCAATCAGGAAGTGTATATAATGACACTCAAGTGTTTAGCTTAACATGTTTTACTAATTCAGCATACTTTAGTAATACTAGCCTTATGGCTACCAATCAATCATTAGAGAAGAACCCTAAGTTCGTAAGAGACGTGATTAGGCTTTTCATAGAGCAATCTGCTGCCGTAAAAGCTGCCGCAGAAGGTAATATGTCTAGTGCACAAGCTTCTTTAGACAGGGCTGAATACATAACGAACGACCTTAAAACAGGGTACTAATGGGATATACTTTAACTCAAATTAATACAGTTTTATTCAAGGCTGATAGGTCTATCCACATCCTTGGTAGCGTAGCTTACAATAAAAAGTTTGCCGAGCTAGATGAAACGTATTGGTATGATAGGGATATTATCTTCATATATAAGACGGCTGTAGAATGGGGTAAAGTAAACGACAGGGTTGGAGACCCTAGGATGGACTTTATCGTAGAGAGATTAGAGGCTATGATGGAGATATATGACTATGGAACTTTGACTCCAATTTACAGTCAGGTAGCTTCATTATTTGGAATCACGACGGTAAACTACATCACAGAAGAGGAGGACCCAACAGTCCCTGAATATGTTAAAAACATAACAGAAAGCAATATTACTCATTGGGAGTCTGCTTATGATGAGAAAATTAACTCTGGTTCTGTTTCAACTACTCCAGGAGTTAACCAAAATACGCTGATACTTAATCAGCAAAATGGAGATACGATTAATATAACATGGGCGGATACGAATTATGTACATGACCAACAAGTGGCATCAGCTACTTGGGTTATCAACCATAATTTAGGTAAATTTGCATCAATTCATATTGTAGATACGGCAGGGGATGAAATAATAGGAGAGGTTAGGTATAACAGTATAAATCAAATGACGGTAACATTCACATCACTAGTAAGTGGTAAAGCATATATAAACTAATTACAATGGCTAAAAAAATGTTGGTCAATTTAGACCTCTCAAAAAATCAGATACTTAACGTAGCGTTACAGAATCTAAGTTCACCTCCTAGCTCACCTGTTCAAGGTCAGATTTACTATAACACAGGAGACAAGGCTATCTACTATTGGGATGGTACTGTTTGGGTTAATGTATCAGGAGATATTAGTGCCGTTGTAGCAGGTTCAGGTCTAACAGGTGGCGGAACTAGTGGTTCTGTTACTTTAGATGTGAATGTAGATAACGCAACTATTGAAGTTGATAACGATATAGTTCGTGTTAAAGACCTAGGTATCACTACCGGAAAGTTGAATGACGGTGCCGTAACTACTATTAAGATTGGTGACAACCAAGTTACACTTGGTAAACTTGCGCAGATTGCTAATAACACTGTTATTGGTAACACATCTGGCGGTACAGCAAATCCTTCTGAAGTTACAATCGTAACTGATTTAGCTAGTGCTAGTTCTACTACACTTGCTACATCTAGCTCAATTAAAACATATATTGATGCTTTAGTTGGAGGATTAGGTAATCTAGAGGGTGGATGGGATGTAGCTGTATGGTCTTCTTTTCCTCAAGTAACATCTCCGGCTGTTATTAAGAAGGGGGATTATTGGTACGCTACAACTGCTGGCTTAATCAATACAAATACATTTACTCAAGTTAAAGTAAACATTGGAGATGTATTCGTAGCTAAAATTGACAATGCACAATCTGTAACAGAAGCAGATTGGATAGTATTAGAGACAAATAGAGACCAAGCAACAGAAACTGTTTTGGGTGTTGCTGCGATAGCTACTGACGCTGAATTAACTACAGGAACTAATGATACTGATATCGTTACACCTTTAAAGTTAAAAACTTACTTAGATAATAGAACAGGCGGATACGCTACAAATATCGGAGATGGTTCATCGAGCTCTTACGTAGTTACACATAACTTAGGAACAATTGATGTTATAGTAATGTTGAAAGATAATCTTACGAATGAAGAAGTGTTTGCAGATGTAGTCATAACTGATTTAAATAATGTAACAGTTAGTTTTGCTTCTGTTCCAGCATTTTGGGCGTATAGAGTTATCATAAAGAAATAAAATAAATGAAAGTACTATCTAATTTATCCTTATACGGAACATTAGGACTAAACTCAGTAGTTGATGCTAATACTGATACTGACAAGTTTCTTGTCATAGATTCTAGTGGAATAGTAAAATATAGAACTGGTCAAGAGTTATACAATGATATTGGAGCAGGAGGAGCTGCGGCTTATACATCAACACTTCAACATGAAGTTAAAGCAGGTGTAGCTCTTACTAAAGGTCAGGCTGTATATGTTACTAGTGCAGATGGTACTAATATGATAGTGAGTAAGGCTTCAAATGCATCAGAAGCTACATCAAGTAAAACATTAGGATTAATAGCACAAGACCTTGCTATAAATGGAAAAGGTTTTGTTATTACAGAGGGATTACTATCTGGATTAAATACAATGGCTGCAGGAACAGAAGGTGACCCTGTATGGCTAGGAACAGATGGCAATTTAATATATGGATTAGGTTCTAAACCTTATGCTCCTGACCATCTAGTTTTCATTGGTATCGTTACTAGAAGAAATGCTAATAACGGAGAAATATTTGTTAAGGTGCAGAATGGATTTGAGCTCCAAGAGCTTCATAACGTTCAAATAACATCTACTCCTTCTGACAATGCAGTTTTAGCATATGAGACATCTACATCTTTGTACAAGATGAAGTCAATTCCTACATTGTTAGGGTATACTCCAGCTAACGTATCTAGAACATTAAGCATAAATGGAATATCATATGATTTAAGTGCAGATAGAAGTTGGTCAGTAGGTACTACAACAGGTAGTGGCTCTGCAGGACAAGTTGCATATTGGGATGGCTCATCTTCTCAAACAGGTAGCAATAACTTGTTTTGGGATACTTCAAGTAATAGATTAGGTATTGGATTAACAAACCCACAAAGAAGATTAGAAATATACAGCTCTACTGCAGATAGTCATTTAAGGATATCTGGTAGCGCTCCTTCAGTTTCTCTAGGAGAAGCTATTACAAGCTCTATATATCAAGCAAAGTTTGGTTTAGCTACAGCTAGTGGTCAATATTCTACTAGTTCCGCAGCAGGTGACTTTGTGATTATATCGCAAACAGGTTCTACAATATGGGTTACAGGAACTACTGATAGATTAAAGTTATTCTACGGAGGAAACTTTGCAGTTGGTAGTAGCTCAGATAGCGGATTAGCTAAATTACAGGTAGCAGGTTCTATACAGCAATCAAGCGTTACTAGCTCAATGCTCAAGGTAGATGCGAATGGTGTGTTAGTAGCTGCTACATCAGGAACTGACTTCTTAGCTCCAGGTGCTTTATCTTCTTATGTTCCTACTTCAAGAACAATAACTATTAATGGAACAACATATGACTTATCTGCAAATAGGTCTTGGTCTGTATCTGCTGGTGTAGCAACTGCAACCGCAGGTAACGGAATATCTATAGGAGGTACATCATCGAATATTATAATCACGAACACAGGAGTTTTAACTGCGACTGCTAGTAATGGTATATTAATAGGTGGAACCTCTTCAAATATAACAATTGCAAATACAGGTGTCTTAACCGCTGCGGCAGGTAACGGTATATTAATAGGAGGCACTACTTCAAATATAACAATTTCAAACACGGGTGTCTTAACTGCTACCGCAAGCAATGGTATTTCTATAGGAGGTACTTCTTCAAATATAACAATTGCAAATACAGGGATACTGACTGCGACTGCTGGTAATGGAATTAGTGTATCTGTAGTTAGCGGTGGTTTAACTATTACAAATACAATTACAAATAATAATCAGCTTACCAATGGTGCAGGATATTTGACAGGGATTACTTCTAGTCAGGTAACTACAGCATTAGGTTATACTCCTTACAATAGCTCTAACCCTAGTGGATATATCACATCATCTGCGTTAAGTTCATACCTACCACTTTCAGGAGGTACAATGACAGGTCAAATTTATGGACCTACAATTGGCACAGGTGTATATGATGGTTTTATTCAAGTACGTGAATACGGGTATGTTGGTAGTGGTCAAAGTTCATGGGCGTACGCTCCTGCAATAACTTACCATTGGGGGAATAGAACAGTAGTTAAGGTCGGTGTAAGAGCAGATGGTTTATTTGCTATTGATGACCAACCTTTTGCACTTCGTAGTTGGGTTACTTCACAAGGATATATAACAGGATATTCTGAAACAGATACGTTAGCTACAGTCACAGCCCGTGGAGCTAGCACAACAGCAGGTATTAATGTTAATGGAAGGCTTACTGCAGCAGGTGGTGGAACATATGCCGTGACAGGTTCTTCTACTCAAAGATATATAATGCAAGCGTTAAACACTTCCAATAGTGTAAATGCTGCATATGGTTGGTGGTGGTACCATAATGCCAATGGTGACATGGGCTTTCATGCTGATGCGGTTGGTGATATATTAAATATTACTAGAGGAGGTGGAGCCAGTCTTAATGGCAATACTATTTTAACTTCTGGAAATTATTCCAGTACTCTAGATAGCAGGTACTTGTATGGTACAACTAGCCCTAATAACTCAGGAAACTTTACTATATCTATTGGCAATAATGGTTCATATTCTTATGTTCAATCTCACTCTGGTCAACCATTGAGATTAAACCCTGTAGGTAATTTAATTTATTTAGACTCTACTACATATGCTGGCACCATGTATGCCAACATCATTTATGATGGTAATGATAGTAATTACTATTTAGACCCTAACAGTACATCAAGACTAGAATCTGTATGGGTAAGAGGTGCGAACTTTTATGATGGCAGATTGTATGTCGGTGGCTCTTCGGCAGGAAGCGGATTAACAATGAACTATGACCAAATTTGGACAGGCTCAGGAAACCTGCATTTACAATATAGCAGTAGCGGTAACATTGATATGAACTATGGTGGTGGTTATACATTTAGTAGAACATCACTTCGTGCTCCTATATTCTATGATTATGAAGATACTTCGTATTATGTAGACCCTAACGGTCTTTCTAGGATATATAGACTTCAGGTAATTGGAGACTGGGCTGGTGGAAATCCTAATGAAGGTGCTATTAATATTAGAGGAGCTTACCCTTCAATGACTTTCAGAAATACCGTTTCTGGTAATATGTGGTTAAGGCACATGGACGGCAGTGGAGACATACAACATTACTTTGCTCCAAGTGGAGTAGATGCTAATAACTGGAGTATAAAACATACAATGTTTACTAATGGTACTTTCTTTTCTGCTGGAAGTATGCGTTCGCCAATATTTTATGATTCAGATGATACTTCTTATTATCTTGACCCAAATAGTACCAGTAGACTTTATTACGTTAATGCTCCGCAAGGATATGTGAGTATTGGTAATCCATGGGGTACATCTAACTCTGCATTTTTCCCTAATGGTATTACTACAGCTGGCGGTACTAACTGGGTATATGGACTAACATATCTTGGAAACGCTCCTGCTAATGGTTCGGGAGCTGAAGTTAGAGCTAATGGTAGCTCGTATTTTAGAAGTAGTAACACTTCAGGAACGTGGGGTTATGCCGGTCTATTTGTAGATAGAAGTAATGCTGCAAATAACTATGTTCCTTGGTCTTTTGAAAGTGAATATGGCAATCACTCATGGGGTCTTGTAGCAAGAATTCATATACAGCAATCAGGAGCTGATAAGCCTTCTTTGCAATTTACAGCAACAGGTAGTAATGAGAGATGGAGTATTGGGTATGTTACTGGTAGTGACTATAATTTCCGTATTACTCAAAACCATGGATATAGAACAGACAACTCTACCAACGATGGGTGGGGCACAGAAAGATTTAGAATAGATAATTCAGGAAATACTTATACTGGTATTGGCGCAACAACATATGCAAACTATTTTCAGACAGGTTCAGTATGGATAAACAATGGTTCCGATTACAATGCTTATAACGAGAACATTCGTTTGTTCAATGCGCCTAATGGAGTATCAGTAATAGCCTTTAGTGCATCAGGTACAAGTGGTCAGCCTACCACATCAATTCTTGGCTATAGTGATAGGCTAGAGCTTAGATATAGTAGTTCTGCAAAATTCAGGATGTATACCAACTATGTATGGACTGCCGATTCCTTTTACACAGATGGACTTATCTATACCAATAATAACATGAGGATGGGTGAGATGTGGGGGTATGGTGGTTTGTATAGAAGCTCTGGAGACATGATGTTTGGTGTTGAGTCTGGCGGATGGAGATTCCATTATCAAAATGTTCAAAAAGTTTATATAGGAACAGATGGTAATATTTGGATGGCATGGGCTGGGGATTATATGTCCAACTTATTGGCAGCTAAACAAAATGCATCTACTGCTATTAATACATCTAACATAGGCTCTCAATCTGTAAATTATGCTAATAGTGCAGGGAGCGTATCTTGGGGTAATGTATCTGGAAGACCTACAACCGTTTCTAGTTTTTCGAATGATAGTGGTTATATAACCAGCGGAAGTAATGTTGTAGGATTGTATAGCTCAGGCTGGGGTGGTGGCAACTTTACATGGTATCAAAGCCCAGGAGGCTTAGCGCCTTATGGAGGCAGTTGGGCAAGTTTCTTAATTAGTAACCATGGCGATGGGGCTACCTATTATAACCAAACTATCATCATGCCTTTCTGGGGACCTCCTCAATATAGTAGAAAAGAAGGCGGAACAAATAAAGGACCATACACTTTCTGGACTACAGAAAATTTAGACCCAAACAGTATAAGTGGAAATTTTTATGCCAGTGGTAGTATTACTGCTGGTGGAGACGTTACAGCATACTCTGATGCTCGAGTTAAAACAAATGTACATACCATCGAGAATGCTCTTGAAAAGGTATTAGCGTTACGAGGCGTTTCTTACACTAGAACAGATTCTGAAGACAAGAAAACCAAGATTGGTGTAATCGCTCAAGAAACATTACCTATTGTCCCAGAGGTTGTTAATCAGGACAACGATGGCATGTACAATGTTTCTTATGGAAACTTTGGTGGATTGTTTATAGAGGCGTTTAAAGAGCAACAACAACAGATAAAGGCTCAAGCAGAACAGATTAGTGAACTCAAATCTATAATCGATGGCCTTACCAAGTAGTGGACCTATAAGCATAAGTCAGATTCAGACAGAGCTCAGTAATGGCAATAATAGCTTGAGAGCGTTAAGTGCTGCGGTAGGTTTTTCTACGCCTGATGCGATGAGTGAGTTCTATGGCTATAGCGCAGCTGCTCAATATTACAGCTATTATGTAGAGGTGTATACTTGTTACTATGGTAGTTGCGTTGGGTCTTCGTATAGTCCACCTGACGGATTATTATCTTCTTCTAGTCCGCTAGATGTAGGAAGATACTATCCTGACGCTAGTGGTTACCTTTTTTTAGTAACAGGATACTATGGATACGGAACAACATATGGTCAAATATTTAATCAAATTGGTCCTAGTAGCCCAGTATGTTACTATGTATGTGAAGCACTTGGATTGTAAATAAATTATATATGACAAAGTATTTTAAAGTAGAAGGAATCTATCATTCAAAAGTAAACACAGAAACATTCGAGTTTGAGACGTTTGCTACAAAGCTTGGTAGGGTATTGTATAAAAAGGCTATAGAAGACGAGGCTTTTATATCCTTATGTATAAATAGTAAAGAATATAATAGAGTTGAAATAACAGAAACAGAGTATAACCAAGCAAAAGCATTATTCATAAGTAATATATAAAAAGTATATTTGTAAATTAAAATTAAAATAATGGGACTAAAAATCACAACACAAATCGGAACTGATAAAGGTGTCACTTCTGAAGCCTATGTAAGAATCGCTGACTATCAAGTAAATAAGTATGGTTCAGCTAATTTTCGTTTAGAATTATTCCAATCTCAAGAAGATTCTACTCAACCATTAACAGGACCAGCTCCTATGCCTTTTATGCCACAGGCAAGAAATCAGCAAATTGGAGACTTTTTAAGCGTTCCATTGACTAAAGAAGTTGAAAAGACTAGGACTGTTAAAAAAAATGTAGAAGTTGATGTAGAAACTACAGATGATACTCCTGCTAGTAAAACATGGATTATGCAAGATGTAGAAGAAACATATACAACTACAGTTCCGGATTTAACTCCATTAGAAGGTATTGATATCTTTGAATTTGCTTATGGTAAATTAAAGGCTAAATTAGAAGGATTATTTGGAGCTGATAGCGTAGTAGACTGCTAATATTTATGAATAAAATAGAAGAGATTGTAAAATCTTGGGCTATTTCATTTAACCCTACAGAAGAACAGCAAGAAAATGCAGTAAACAGACTTAATATATGCCACTCATGTGAACATATGGAAAGAGGTGTTTTTGATAAGTGCGGACTTTGCGGATGCTTTTTAAAAGGAAAAGTATTTAGCCCAAGAGAAAAAGCTTGCCCAGATGGGAGGTTTTAATGGAAGTTATCATATATTTGTAAGACAAACCAAAAAACATGGCAAAAGTTAAAAAAACGTACCAAGAGTTACTTAACGTAGTTAGAGCTATCAATGTTCTTGCTAACAATAAAGAGCATGCTGACGCAAATACTAAAGGCGTTAAGAAGTTAACTAAAATAGGCGAAAAGATGAAAAGTCATCTAGAAGCTTATAATGATAAACTTGATGATATCCGTTTAGAGCATGCTAATACAGACAAAGATGGTTCTTTGTTATTAGATGAGAATGGAGGATACAAGTACACAAAAGACCAGTTAAAAGAACTTAACAAGAAGGTTAAGGTTTTATTAGCTGAAGAGTTTGAATTCTATCAGTTCACATTCTCTACAGAAGGCCTTGAAAAGTACGGCTTTTTAGATGGATTTGTAGAAGGATTAGAGTTCCCTGAACTAGCGGAAACTGAAGATGATGAGGATACTGCTGAAGCTCAGGTTGTAGAAATGGTATAGTAAAATAAACTATAATATTAGAAGGGTGGCCAATAGGCTGCCCTTTTTTATTTACATAATTATAATTAAGTAATTTTGTATAAAATTTATTATGAAGAAGTTATTCACATGGATATCAGGTTTTTTCTCTTCTGAAAGCAATAATTCTAGTAAGAGACTAGTGGGTATAGTAGGTGCAGGATTCCTTTATTGGACACTTTATACTAACTCTATGTCTGAAGCTCATGTAGTACCTGCTGAATCGCTTGTATGGGCAACTACAGCCCTTATAATGGTTTCTCTAGGTCTAACTACCATTGAGTCAGTTACGGGTCTTATTAAGGGTTTTAAACAAGATAAAACAGAAGAATAATTGGATAATTTTATAGCTCATTTTTTAGATGGTGGGTGGGTAGTGCTATTAATTGGAGCTGCAGGAATGGTAGCTAGGCTTGTAACTACAAACGAAGAGCAATCTAGTTCCGATGTAGTTAAGAAGATGATTAGTTCTATGATTGCCTCACTAATTGCATGGTTTGTAATGGAGCAGTTTGAAGTCGACTCTATGTACAAGGCTGTTGCTTATGGGTTAGTTGGATTAAATAGTCCAGAAATAATACAAGGGGTGCTTAAAATAAGTGGTCAGTTTGCTGCTGACCCTATGTCATTTATGAAAAAAGAACAACCAAAAACAAAAAGAAAACGATGAAAAACATTTTATTAATCATACTAACAGCGATTATCCTGTCTGTTGCTGGGTTCGGTAAGTATGTAGAATACACTATTAAAAAGACAGCAATAAGTGTTTACGAAGATAGATTAGTTCCTCAGCCTTATTTGAGCAGAAAGTTTGATTACTATGGCTCAACAATACAGGACCAAATTAAGGTTATTAAAGGGGGGAAGATAGATTTAGTTGCAATACAAAAAGAGAAGGATATAACAGATACAATGTGGTCTGCATACCTTAAGACCTATCAGACAGAAGAAGAGAGGGAAGTTAGTAGCAAAGCTCAAATGTTCATTGATACAGCAGATGCTTATTTTGAAAAGATTTCAGCAGATGGCGTCGTTACAGATGAGGAAGCCAAGGAGATGGACAAGAAGATATACCCTGTTTTAGAGTACGTAAACGACTTAATAGACATTCAAACTACTATTGGAGCAAAAGATACCAAGGGTATGATAACCTTATTAGATAAGTTTTCAAACTTTATGATAGGAGCTATTGCTTTGGCTATCGCTCTTTTTGGTTCCATCTTGTATGATATGTTTAAAAATAGAAAACAGGTTGTAAAACAGGTTGTGAAAAAAGCAGCTAAAAAGCCAATTAAAAAAGCAGCTACTAAAAATAAAAAGAAATGAGATTTATAGCAGTTATATGTTTATTGTTTGCAATGAAGAGTAATGCCCAGTATTATGTTATGGCAGCTCCTAATGTTGCATTTAATACCCCATTAAGTGACACTAAAAATTTAATAGGTGCAACAGTAGAGGTAGGTAGATATTTTGGCAAAACAGCAGTAGGAATTAATAGTGGTTGGTGGACTTTAGATAGCAAAGACTTTTATCAAGAGGTTATGGCTACATTCCCGATTTATGAAAACTTTAGTGTAAGTGCAGCAATAGGGTACTTATATCATCATAAAGATATAACCATGGAGTATGACTTTAACTACGCCATACCGATGAAAAAAGATTACTCATTTGTATTAAGTTATGGCGCTCAAAGTGCCTTTGGTGGAACTTATGCAGCATATTCAATAGGAATTAATAAAGATTTTAAAATAAAATAACATGAAACTAGACGCATTAGCTACGAAGATTCCAGCTCAGGTATTATCAGAAATACCATCAGTAATAGAGAAGTTTTCTATAACAAGCCCGCTTAGATTGGCTCATTTCTTGTCTCAATGTGCTCACGAGAGCGGTAACTTTAAGGCTGTTACTGAAAACCTTAATTATGGTGCAGCAGGACTGCGTTCTATATTTGGGAAATACTTTAAAGATGATGTGTCAGCTAAGGCTTTTGAAAGAAAACCTGAAAAAATAGCTAATAAAGTATATGCTTCTAGAATGGGTAATGGAGATGAAGCTAGTGGAGATGGTTGGAAGTTTAGAGGAAGAGGATATATTCAATTAACCGGTAAGGATAATTACAGCCAATTTGATAAGGTTGTAGAAGATGATATCCTGGCTAATCCTGAATTAGTGGCTACAAAGTATCCATTAATGTCTGCAGCCTTCTTTTTTGAGAAGAATAATCTATGGAAAATCTGTGATGGAGGAGCCGATAAAGACGATGTAATTGCTGTTACAAAACGTGTAAATGGCGGTACGCATGGGCTTGAGGATAGATTAGCTAAATTCAGCCTATTCAACTCATTACTAAGTTAATCACATATCCGAATACCTTCATATATTTGCACTAATGAAAGACAATGTAGTAGATAAAGTTAAAGCGTGGCTGATGCCACTTTTACTAAGCGGATTCTGCTATATCTTCTATAGCGACATAAGAGAGATGAAGTCTGACATTAAGATACTACTAGGACAGAGTAGAGAATACTCAATAAGAATAACAACAGCGGAAAGAGACATATCAGAACTAAAAGGTAAAATAGCAATATATGAAAGATACCCTGCAAAGCATGAGGAGTTTTATGACACCAAAAAGAATCTTAGGTAGTCTAGTTGCAGTTGTATTTATCTTAATGGTCGTTTTTGTGAAAAAATCACAAAAAGAAATCAAATTAGACCTAATAAAGTACGATTCAGCCATAAATAGTGCTAAAATTGAGATAAAATCTCTAGAATTAGAATCAAAGGAGAAAGAGAAGAAAGTAGCATCTAAAGAATATTCAGTTAAAGAAATATACATTCAGTATGAAAAAGATACTACTTATGTCAATAGTATGTCTATTGACTCTATCCAAAGCTGGTTCTCAGACCGTTACAAATAACGATACAGTAAAAATACACGTAGACATAGCAAAGAAGGTCATTAAGGACCTTTTATTATTAGATGCTACAAAGAAGCACAATGACACATTGGTGTCAATTTTGAGCCTTAAAAACGACATTATTGCTAATAAGGACCTACAGATAGAGAACTATAAGAAAATAGGCTTAAATCAAGAGATAAAGCAAGCTATTTATGATAGTGAATTATCCAAGAAGACTATGGAGTTGCGTAATGTTAACAGAAAGCTATCCATACAATCTAAGCTTAAGTGGGTATATCTAGCGGTTGGAATAGTAACAACAGCATTAATACTCAAATAGCTATCTTGATGGCTTCTCTTTCTTAGAGAAGTCTATTTTAACCTTATCGTACTTGTATACCAACTTTCTTCTTTCTTTAATTCTAACTTCTAGCATTTCATTTAGCTTATTTATCTCTGAGTTTAGAAGTTCTACTCTTTCGTTATCTTGCAGCGATTCGTAAAGTGGTATCATTGTATTAAATATTTAGGGATGCAATATAGAACATATAATCTAATCATGGAAGGCGAAATTGACAACTCTGAAAAGATTGTTGTTAAGTCGTTTGTTATATCTAAATCTACTGACTTAGATGAGGTTCTAGACATGGCAGAACTAGCTGGCTCAGTGTCTATAACAAAAAATGGAACGAGCCATGAAAATGACCCGTTCCTTATTAAGACAGTTAGAATGAATTAAAATATGTGAACAAATCTTGCTATCTGACCATGCAGTTTATGATGCAAGAATCCTTCAACAGCTTTAGGGGCATGAGTATAACCATTACGGTGATGCCAACTATCTGTTCCTGATGGACTTCTTAGTGTCTCAACATTAACACCCATATAATCTTTAGAGCGTTTGTGATGCAGGTGATGTACATAGAAGTACTTATGCTTACACTCTGACCAATCTAATCCAGCCTCATGAGCCATTAGCATAGGTAAATCAGCCTCTTTTGCTCCGTCTCCATGAGTTGTACCTATTAGGTTATTATGGTATCTAAAATACTTTCTATGAGCTATTGAGCAGTTGAATACAACAGCCTTATCTTTTGAGAACCAACTGTTTATTGTATCTGCCAGGAAGAAACCATTAGTATAGTCGTGATTTGATGGGTCATACTGAACGTATACGTCAGCAATCTCTCTAAGAACTTCTATGATTTCTATGTGCATTTGCTTTGCAATCAAGAAGTTGTCATACCACATGCCATCTGTATCTTGTGGAGTACCTGATGTAGTTTGTCTCTTTGGGGTATCTACGTGTAAAATATCGTTTCCTATTACGTAAAGGATTCTATCTTTTTTGAAACCACTAGATTTCTCTATGATTCCATACACACCTTCCATAACTCTTTTTACAGCTATATCTACGTTGTAATCTTCTCCTGTCTCAAATGCACTAGATAATTTACCTATGTGAATATCTGCTGGGTCAACAACTAACAAATGATAGTCGTCTTGTTTTAGAACTCTGTCTCTTGTTGGGTATTTATACTGAGGAGCATACTTAGTCATAGAATCGATAATCTCGTCTCTAACTTCCATATAACCCTTTCCTCTGTTTGCTACATTAATAGAGAAGTGGTCTCCCTTGAACCAATAATGTTTTACATCTTGTATGGGGATTCCGTTTAACTCGCACTCGTTAGCTAGAGCTTCGTGTCTAGTTCTAATGTCTTTTAGAATCTCGAATTCCTCTTGCGTAATGCGAGGTCTGATTTGGTTGTTCATTGTTTATTTGCTTTATTGGGTTTAGTTTTTTCTCCTACCCCTTTTCGCACTTTTCTTTACAGCAGATAGGTCATTTGCTTTTAGCTTGGCTATTAGCTCTATGCATTCTGTTTGAGATGAAGGGAAGAATATCTCCGGAGTGAACTCTTCCCTAGAAGACAAGAAGTATTTAAATAACTTCCATCTTAATTTATTCTCGGGTCTAAAAAAACCCTTGGTATCAACGATGACTGGAAAGTCTTTTGGATACACTACAAAGTCGACTGTTAAAGTCATTTTCCTTAACGTCTCACTATTGTATTTTATTTTATCAAAGAGTACATATTCTACTTGAAACTCGAACCTTAACTTACTTTTAACAAGTAGCTCATACATATAGAGCTCTAATTTAGAGTCGAATTTAAGTCCATGCTTATGTACCTTTTTTATCATTTCTTGCCTCTAGCTCTTTTGTCTCCAGGTTGGTCTGACTTTGAGCCACGGTTAGCTGATTCTGACTTAACCTTTAAGCCTGACTTGGTATGAGCCATGTCTTTCTTATCTCCGTTACCATAGGTTCCGGCTTTTCTATTGGCTTTATTAAGTTCAGTACGCTTTTCTACTTGCTCTTTCTTTTTATTGAAAGCCTTGTCATAGTCAGCCTTTTTCTTTTTAGATTCAGGGTTCTTGTCGTAGAACTCTTGTGTTTTACCTTTCATATTATAATTTTTCTATTTCAGATTTAAGATATGATAATGAACTTCTAAGTATCTCCACCTGATAGTGCATCTCTTTGATTAACAGCTCCATTACTTCATCATAAAAAAGCACATCTCCCATCTCTGCATTGAGTATATATTTCTTCTCATTTGCATTCTTACCACTCTCTTGGTCTAACAAAGGTAGCTTTTGTAGTGCATATTTGTTGCATAAATATGTAAAAGATGCTTTTGTATGGGCAGCTAGGGCCTGAACTGACTGAATACTCTCCATCTGCTTTAGTACTGCTGTTGGGTTATCCATATCTACGTTATTGGCTATAACCTTACGAACAGCGTCGTAGTTATTAACAGCCGCTTCAAACTTTCTGTTAAGAATATCATCTTTAAAAATCTCTCTCATATATTATTGTTTAAATAGTTCGTGTATTGGTATTAAAAAACCTTTAGATGTATCATTGTCTCCGCCATTCATTAAGTATCTACCTTCCTTATGAAACTTCCTTAGTTTATCTTTAAGGATAGTAACATCTAGTATGATGGCTGATTTAGATTCATCTATAATGTATATCCAATAATGAGCATCTGATGTAGATACTCCCGAAGGTTTTCCTCTTGACTCGTATTCTATAAATACATTGCCTGTTTTGTGAGCCAACCTATCAGTCTTTACTTCTACCTTCTTACCACTAGTAAATATATCATTTACCCAATCCTCTCCAACAGTTCCAAAGTCTAAGTCGTGCGTGAAGCTAGATGAGTATTTCATTTTTTATTTTCTTTTAAATACTTCTCGTAATCAATGTGCCTTATTGCGTAAGGCTTACCGTTTCTATCTGTTATCTTACCATTACCTCTTAGCTTTGAATAAGAGAATTTACCTTGACTTGCACCTAAAAACTTTAAGCAGTCACTAACTCTCCTAAATACTATTTTATTCTTTGCTCTCTCCTCTATTGGAAGTGTTAAATCATATAGAGCAATGGGTGTGCTCTCGAAAACATTTTCAATATTTACTTTCATACTTAGAACGGGATATTTTTTGATGTTGGTTTAGGAATTCTTTTAATAGGCGTGTCTCCATATAAGTCAACGAACTCAACACCTCCTCTTAATTTTAAGATGACAGGGTTCTTTGACTGCGTAGGATTTCCGCCAGTGTCTTTGTTTCTAATCTTGTGCACGTAGATTTCCGTGTTCATCCATGTAGCTGCATCATATATATTTCTATGAATAGTTATGAAGTTGTCCGTCTTATTCATTAAGACAGAGCCACCCTCAGCATCTGCTGCCCTTGGTGGAAGTTGGTTACCATCCTTGTCAACAGTCCTTTGTGCATTAGTATTAGTATGAACAGATAGGAATGTGCTGATGTTATGCTTCTTAGTGAATAGTAATATTTCTGAGTATGCTCTAACATTGTAATCATATTGCGTTGCTCTACCTAACTCCATACTTAGTGAGTTGTATGGGTCTATAAGCAATCCTTTTATTGAACGATATTTAGCTGTGGTAATGACGTTATTTAATATGTCTTTATATGTTACCATATCTAGATTGTTCATAATAAAAAATCTATCATTTACCCATTTCATAGCTACTTCAAAAATATCTTGTGGTACATCTTTAATCTTGTACCCTGTATAATATTCTATGAGCCTCATTTTTATTGATGCGGTCTTGTTCTCTCCCGAGAATATAAACCAACCCCAATCGTATTTATGTGCAGCAAGAAAAGCTAACCATAAGTTGATAGTTGTCTTGCCGGTATTAGCGTGAGAAAGTATTCCATAGAACTCTCCTTCTTTTAAAAGCAAGTGTTCATCTAGGTCTTTATATCCATATGGCATACCCATTGGAATCATGCCATGCTTAAACTTATAAATATAATCTTCATCAGCTATGTTATCTGAAAGAAACGATAACTCTTGGTCTATAATACCAAGGTCATGCTCTACATTTAACAGTTCAGAATTAACCTCTGTTAAAGGTCTTGTCATACCGAATCTTAAACCGTCTTCGATAGTTTTCTTTGCTAATGATATATCATCTACATTTCTTTTTGAAATCTCATGTATCAATGTTTCTCTTGCCACATCATACTCCATGATTCCGGCAGAAACATATCCACCCATAAGGTTTGATGCAGACAATAAAACTTTATGCTTTTCCCCATCAGGAGCCTTCCTAATCATACGAGCAGCTACATCTAGCTTTCTATAATCGGTAGATATTTGCGATAGGTTTATTGCATCTCCAAAAGAAACAGCTTCTTCTTGTTCTAGTTCGTAAAAAGGAACAGCAATCTCATTGATGTAAATATCTGGGTCATACGATAGGAATAAAATACGACTCTCGTTTTGTGCAGTAGTATCCAGGAATGGAAATTTCTTACATAGTGCTCTATAATGCTCTCTATGTTTATTGCCGTCAGATATTCTAACTAGACCATGAAGACCTCTACCTGATGATGATGTCCACAATGCGTATACATAAGGCTCATGCATTAATGCTTCCTTTAACTCTTCAACATTGTCTATTGAATCAACATCAATAGGTACTAATGAGCTGTGTTTTGTAAGCGACCTATCATTTCTATATGACTCTCTTCCAGAGTCAGCTATCGGCCTTCTAAACTCTCCTGCGAAGCATACACATGGTAACTCCTTTTTGAGTTCTGTTCTCTCGGATTTGTCTTCCGAGTTCCTAATCTTGTTTATAAGTTCTAAATTCTTGCCACCTGTCTTGATGGAATGCAATACGTTATCAACGGATGTGTAAATTGGATTACCTACATCCGAGTAATGTTTAAATACTGTGACGTTCATAGCTTAAAGTTGAGAGAATCCGGTATTGGAATCGAACCAATATCTTATCCGTACGAATAGTTTTACCATTAAACTAACCGGATTACCAACTAGATGCAGTTCCCATTAAATAATTCGCGATTAATAATTTAATTAATTTAGATTGATTATTTACTGCAACTAGTGTGGTCTTTTTTTTCTAGAATGGTAGGTCGTCATCTGCTTCCTTAACAGGAACTCTTTCTTGAGTTGCAGACTTTGTTGGAACCCATGTGTCTTGAACAGCGAACATGTTAGAGCCGAACTTATCCGGACTCTTTCTATTCTTTAATTCAACTTTTACAGAGCCCTTCTCATCTTGAAGTTTAGCTAACTCTTCGGTTAACAACTTAACATCAATAAGGAACTTAACGCCATACTGACTAGACTTGGCAAACTTGATGCCATTAATGTAATTGGTTTGTGACATTTGCTTTTGGTTTACTTTTTTGTTACAT